TTCATGTAGGTGTAAGCTTCAACCAGTGTCCCGTACAGCAGCACAGGGTCGTAATTGTCACTGAGCCACGTAGTCGACGCGGTAACGATGGACTCGGGGTAGTAATAGTAGTGAAGCTCCATGCTGTAGGCAGCGTCTGGAGTAGGGCCGATGATGAACGTGAGTTCTGTCGTGATCACACTGGAAGCTACGGCGGGGCCAAACAGGGCGTAGTACTTGGGCGACCCCGTGGATGTTGGCTTGGGGTACGCTTCACGAATGAAGTTGACATCCTTGTTCAACAGGTAGGAGTACGCCCCCGTAGCCGGGTCTATTGCTGCCAAAGAATAGGAAGACAGAAAGTCATCCGGGCAGGCCAAATACTTGTTACTCGCCGTTGTAATGCCCGTTACATTCTTACGCAGTGCTGGAATCTGTACGGTGTTGTATATACGTTTCTCTGCCTGTGTGATGAACAGGTTCATGTCCACCGTAGGAAAGGTGTTCTCCGTGTAGGAGGAGACCGCAGAAACCAACGCCGCGTAGTTCATGCCATCGGGCCTCGTGCGGTGATGCCTTTAGTGGCTGCGCCATTGCCGCGAGTCACAATACCCGATGTCTTTACACCGGGTTGCTCTTGGTTGGTGATGCGCCCAATCGAAGCACGAGCATTGTTCAACATGCTCATGTCTTTGCCCTTGCCGGGGTTCGCTTCCACAGTCACGGCTTTGCCAGACATGGTGTGGGGTTTGGCGTAGGCTGCTGCCTGTTTGTTGTTGATCATCTTAGCCTCCGCGACCAGATTTCTGGTTCATCACTTTAGCCATGCCACGACCATACTTCATCATGTCCATGTCCGTTTTGCCGCCTTTGGCAAACTTGGTTGGGGTTTTGCCGGGATGTAGCCGCTTCTCGTGCTTGTGCACGGCCCCAGCCATCATCTTCTTGTCCTGCTTCATGTCTGCCTTGTCCATATCAACTCCTAGGTTACTGTAACTGAGCCAAGTTCTAATTCTGCCACCAAGTAGTTGGGGGTCAGTCCGTCATCGTTTGCCCTAGACCCGCCTACCGGGTTCCAGTTCCACTGAAATATCCTGCTTCCTTCACCCGGATTTCCGTCTGCCAGCAGGCCAGAAACCACATAACTCAAGTCCCTGCGTGGATCGCGCAAGCCCTGTGGGTCATCTACCGGGTACATCCCCAACTGCAACTGCGGCTGGTCTGGTGTCCAGCAGGTTGGGCACACCAGCAAGTTGTACGTTTTGGTCTTGACAACTTCCTTCTTCAGTTCCTTCAGCTTGTAGCGGAACCCGCAGCGGTCACATTCCGCTATCGCATTCTTGCCTGACGCAAACCTGTTGCCCATGATTAGCTCATAAACATCTGTCTTGGCACAAACCGCACCGCTGCTTTCTCGCGGTCTTCATCTTGGGCAAACTGCCACGCTTCGTCGTATTGTGCCTTCAAAACCTGCAGCCGTTCCATGCCGTTGGGCAGCTTGAGCGCCAAGTAGTAGGCCAACCCGGCTGCTACGCAGGGTATAAACCGAAACGGAACATCCATCGTGTCAGAGCCGTCTCCAGCGTTCTGGTTCCGACGCAGCCGCCAGTACACGAAGGTGTAGGTCTGGGAGCCATCAGGAGTGGGCCAGACGGTGATTGCAGGGGGGTTTGATACATACACCGCTGTGGTGGTTGTATGCGTGGCTGCGGTGGTGTTGGCCTGCCCTCTGGAGCAGGCTGTCAGGACATTGCCCACAATGTAGCCGTAGTAGATGATCTCGCTGTCTACCTTGATGTACCCGGCAGCAGCAAGCCCTACGACAGAACTCAGCGTGATAGAGGTGGCTGTGGCCGTCACGGCCCCGTTGAGAGTCAGCGTTGTGGCGGATGTCTGGCCTGAGTTGCGCTGCACCATGACCTGAATGGGCCTAGCTTGGGTCAGCTTGTTGGGTAGCGTAGCGTAGGTGCTGACACTGATGCGGGTGATGGTCAAGTCCGCTTGGTTGGAGGTCGAGTTGGCATTTGTACGAATGACGTGCTCAAGCAAGTCCACGGTATCCACCGGCAGCGCGTAGGTGTTCAACCCTTGCGTCAGGGTGAACGACCCCTGCTCAATCGTCCACATGTTGATGCCCCGGTTGGCCCAGTCAGCAAACATGATGTTGAGGGAACGCCGCGCTGTACGCATGTCATACCCGGAGCGAAGCTCAGACCCCGCACGTTCAAATGCGTCTTCTATGACTTCACTCAAGTCCATGTCAAAGTTAGAGACGCCTGAAGTTGTCATTATCTGAATCCTGCGGTTTTCTTAGCAATTGCTTTAGGCTGTGCTACAAACTGTTTTCCACTTGCTTTACCTGCTCTTTTGGCTTTGGTTGTTGCTGCGTACTCACTAGGACTAAGGCTTTTGATAGCCGCCTCTGGCAAATACCTCTCCCCCGTCTTGGAAGACGGTTTACCAGACTTGGTGCGCCATTTCTGGTCGCCCCAGTCCTTGAGGGATTGCTGCGGTGCTTTCAATCTTTGTACCCGCCGCCTGCGGCCTTATATCGTTTAGCCATCAACTGGGCTTTTCTGGCTGACCACTGACCAGCACCCGTACCCTGCACAGCAGCAGCCTTAACGCTGTTGAAAATCCGTTTACGCAGGCCCGGTTTGGTGTAGTTACCAGCTTCATTGACCTTTGACTTTACATCTCCACCTTCAGCATATTGCGTGAAGTCCGTGTCGTCACGGCGCTTCTTGCGCTTGCCGGTAGGCATCTTGCTAGGGTCAATGGCCCCCATGCCACGGGAGGCTCTCATTTAGCACATCCGTCCACGGGTTTTGCCGCGCTGGGCAATCCCGTCTGCACGAGACGAAACGGAACCACCGGATGCGTACTTTTTGACCCCGCCGCCTTTACGGAACTCAACGCCTGCTTCGTCGTCGTTCATTTTGCGAGTTCTTTTGGAGGCTGTTGGTTTGCTGGGGCTTGTGAATTTAGTAGGCGTTGCACCGCGGCGAAGCTCGCCGGCAAGCTCCGCCTTCTTGGCTGCGCTAAGAGTGGACATTGTGGGCTCAATTCTCTGCACTTCTGCCGCCTTTTTTCCGCCCATAAGCCCACTAAGCGCCTTCCCTGCGCGAGTCCCCATAGCCGCTTCCGCCGCTATTTGCGCAATTGGAACGCCTTTAGAAACAGCTAAAGCGTTCAGCGTATTGCTGACGTTGCGGCTTAAATCGGAGCCGGTAACTGGGTTGCTGGCAAGGTCACGTTTATCCCGAGGGATTTGCTCCATCGACGAGACTCGCCCTTCTTCGGACATAGCGGGGAGGCCCAACTCTACCTGCGTAGCCGCTTTTGACGAGGCAGGAGTGCCACCGCGCCGTGTCAGCCCCTGCTGTTTGTTCATGTAGTCGCGCAAGCTCAAGCCCGACTTGGCAAGTTCTTCCTTGGTGACTACTTTGGGCTTTGCGCCTGAAAACCTGTCGGAGTCTGCAAACACACGTGTGCTGCTGCCGCCAGCGTCAACAAACTTCCGGGCACGGTCCCGGGTTTCGTCGTCGATGTTTTCGTTGGAGCCTTCTCGAACGAACCCCTCGTCTGCAAACTTACGTGGTTTCATGTCAACTCCTTAGCAGGCCATGCCGCCGCTTTTCATTTTGATTTGCTTGGCTTTGGTTTTGCCTTTGGAAGCAACCCCGTCAGCCGCACGGACAAAGCCGCCAGTTGCCATCTTTTTCATGGGCATTTCAGGTTTGGCTCCAGCTTTTTTCTTAGCAATCATTGCCATGAAGCCGGAGTTCATTTTCGTAGCCATAGTATCACCACCTTTTGAAAATTTGCGGCCTTTGTCAGCCTCGTTAAAGTCTTTGCCCACGGACTGTGGGACTCCTACTTTCTTAGCGAACGATGGCGAATTGGCAATCGCAGCCATGAAATTGTGTTGTTTCTTACTGCTGGATGGCATTACGCTCTTCCAGTCCACCGCTTAACGGTGTCCGTTTCCCAGATTCGGATTCCCGTCCAGATGATCGTGAACAAGGCTGCAATAGAAGGTAGCATGTCCGCCAATGTTCCAATTACCGTTACGATAGAAAGCGCGTCAATGATGTGCTTTGTGGATTCTGTCAATTCTTGTTTCATGTCAGCACTTCCATCTAGCAAGAGCAGCAGCCTTGCGCGTAGGCTTGCCTTTCTCGTCTTTCATCGGTCCCGGCATACCTGACATCCGGGCGCAGAACGAGTCCTTGCGGGGGCCACCTTGGGGCTGTGGAGCCTTGAGGTTGCTGCCAGTTGCTGCGTTGTACTTGGCCCTGCCCTTGGCAGTCAGACCAGCCCCCTTGGAGATTGGGAGCTTCTCGCCCCGACCCACAGAGAGAACCGGGCCTTTTTTCTTAGCCATAGTACACCGTCAAGTGTGTGTTGGCGGGTATTGAAACGTAGACGCCCGTATAAAACCTAATCCCTTCACCCGGAATCGCCAGCGAATCAAGCGCTTGGTTTGTTGAAACATTTAGCGTCAAACGAATCGTACCGCTGGCTGCACTTGCGTTGTCGTAAAACTCAACTTCCCCCGCAGTGCCGCCGGGGGATATGGAAAAGCCTTTTACCCGAGTCGGCCCGGCAAAAATAACGCCGCTTGCATCGAGGTGCGCGGCTTTTACGTCTGTTTGCATCATAGTCAATCTCCAGTTGTGGGGTTGCCCCCGAAGATTAAGCTGTGCGTGTAAACACGTAGGCGGTTGCGCTGGAGAACATCAACGTGAACCGGGCCAAGCCAGTCGCACCCGCAGCAACGGTCAAGTCACCAAAGGAACCGGCAGTGTCAGCGGCGGCGGTGGACAAAATGCCGTTTGTAGCTACAGCAATGGTCACAGTTGATGCGCCTGCGGTGTTGTCAATGTACAGGTCAAACACAGTGCCTCGGGCTGCGCCAAGGGCTGCGCCAAGCAACGTGCCTGTAGGCAGCGTGATGGTGACTGTTCCAACAGAAGTGGAGGTGATGTAGCCAGTAGCAACTTCAGCAGCAGTGGCTGTTGCAGTGGCGTTGATTGCAGCGGTCGTAGCGTGCGTGATGCTGCCTGATCCTGCAATGTTGCCCGTGACGTTGCCCGTCAAGTTACCAATAAAGCCGTTGGTAGACGTAACCGGGCCAGAAAACGTGGTGGATGCCATGATTTTTCCTTACATACAAGTTAGGTGCATTAGTCTGTATGTCGTCAGCCGGGGCTGTCTAATGCACCGGAAAGCCCGGAGTAGCTGCAATATATCAGGAATCGGCGGTGGGGGCAAGGAGCCTGTTTGACTTTTTTAAATTTTCTTCTTGCGTGGTCACGCGTAAATTCCAAGGGACGTGGAGCCCGCAAACAGTCTCACCTTGTAGCGGGACGATGTGGTCTACAACGTAGCGCTCCCCCGTGGTCTTGGACATGGTAATGGCAACCTGATAAAGCTGCCGTATCTCCGACTTTTGTTTCCACGTAAGCCAAGGTGGGGTGGCGTCACGAAACCGACGACGGCGAAAACTTGTAAGCGTTTTGTACAAATCGGGGTTACTTTGCTTGTACTTGCTTTTGTACGCTTGTTTTTCTGCTGTAGGGCGTGCTTGTGCGCGGGCAATGACTTGCGCACGGTTTTTTTCGTAGTACCGCTGTTTAGCTTCCCCACCTGCATCGGACTTGTTGTACTGTTTAAAATACTCCGTGCGAACAATGTTGCCTTGCCCCCATTCGGCCTTTAGACACTCAGTACACGCGCCTTTGGTTTTGCGGGGGGCTGTGTGCCCGTGCTTGCAGGGCTCCCCCGTGAAGTAGTACTTAGCCCCGGCGGCTTTGGCTTCGGCGCGTGTTTTAGGTAGTTTGGTAGTGTCCACGGTATCTCCTGTGTTACGACACAGGTAATGTACCATAGTTTTAGCCAAGTTACAACAGGCAAAGAAAAAGGCCCCGAAGGGCCTCAAAACTAGGGGTAAACCCTTTGTTTTTAGGTTGAACCGGGGCTTCCGAAGATGCCAAGTGGGTCGCTCCAGCCGAAGCTGTAACGCTCACGGGACTTGTAACGCACGTTACCGGTATCAAAATCCCCATCCATGGAATTTGCCAACGCTGCACGCTCAAAATGCTTCAGGCCGTTGGGCACATCGGTCATCAGGAACCATGCATTGGTATCAGTCAAGAAGTGGTTGATGCAATACCCTTGTGGGATAGAGCCGTTGTTCTTCAAGGCGTTGATATCGTTGTCGGCAGTGCCAACACGTAGATTGGTTTCCAGCAAGCGGGTTGCAGTGAACTGCAGTGCTGGCGGGATGACCAACTTCTTGGGCTGGGCTGCGATCAGCAAACCGCGCTCGTCCGTCCAAGCAGCGATCTGAATGACTGCGTTTTCCAACGAAGTCTCGTTCAAATCAGCGGCTGTGGCAGGGCGATTGCTGTTGGTTCCGCCAGACACCAGAGGGTGTGCAGTAGAAATCAAAGAAACCCCGTCACCGCCGACGTATGCGCTGCTAAACGCGTTGTTCAGGACGGCGGCACCCTTGACCTGCTTGGTGTATGCCATTGCACGGGCCAGAGCCTTGGTGTAACGGGCAGACAGCGAGTCATACAGGTTGTCTTCAACCGCTTCTTCAGTGATGGAGAAGCCAAGCGCGATAGTCTCATGGTTGTACCGAGCCGTGAACGCTTCCTGCGCATTGTCATAAGCAATGGCAGAACCTTCGTTCTTAACTGG